TTCGATGGTTCTAGCAAAACGAACATCTTCCGCCGCCAAAGTAGCTTTACCATTAACGTTCTCATCATAAGATAAGTAAGCCTTTGGTACTCTTAATGCTGCAAATAATTTATTCTTTAAGTAATCAATATCTTCAATAGCTGCGTATTCTAAACCTTGTAAGTTATCAATAGTTGTTCCACTATCACTACCACGTACAGGTAGGAAAAAATCTTCAGTAAGGTTTTGTATATTGTATTTTAAATTATAATCACCGGTATCTTTATTAACAAATGGAGTTTTTTTCATTTTATTAATAATCTTCTGCATATAGTTATCCACTTCTTGTGGTGGAATATTACCTATATCAATTTTAAATACCCTTTTTTCAGGCGCTCTCATAATACGATGGATTAACATCGCATCTTCCATAAGAGATAATTGTTTCCAAATTCTTCGTGCACCTTCTACCATTGATTTACCATAAGGTAAAAAGTTGGTATCTGATAACATACGGAAGTGAGCCATCTCATACTGCTCGTATTCTTTTTTACCAAAACGGTCCATTTCAACCTTATACTTTACATAATCAGGATTATTAGGGTCAGTACCTTCTAATCTTTCTACATTATATATTGAATGTGGAGCAACATTAACAATACCTTTACCTGGCATAATTTCCAATGCTATAAAAGCATCGCCATATTTTACTAAATTTCTAATCCAAGGCCACAAATTAAATTCTATGTTCATTATATCATAGAATAAATTATGTAACATATCTCTTACATTTTCATTTGTAGATTTAATTTGAAGAACATCACCATATTCATTCTTAGTTGTGGATTCATCCGCGTATATATCAAGAGCCGAACCAATAATTGGGTCCTGGTCCATAGCATCATAATCTCTAAAAAGTTCTCTACGAACTTGATGATACGCCATTGATTGAGCGCCTTGATTATTTTCATAATAAGACCTTTGTAACTTTGTATATCTATCTCTAAGATTTACGAAGTTTGTGCTTGATTGGCGTTCTTCGGTATCAACAACTTTACGCTTACCATCTTTATCAACGGTTACAATTGCGTTTGTTGAAAATAATTTCTTTAACCTACCAAAAAAACTTCTGTCATCTACTTGTTGTTCGTCTGCCATAATTTATTTTACCATTTTCTACAAGACCAATATCTTGCTTTTGTTCTAGGACCTGGATTATCACAATTGTGTCTTGCTCTAAAGTTCGCTCTCTTTCCTGGGTTATTTTTTTTAATGTTCATTCCCTTTTGTCCAAAGTTTACTTTAATTACTTTACCCGTTTTTGGGTTTTTAACATAAACTTTAAATTTCTTAACATCACCTTGTGTTGGTTTGCCCAATTTCACTTCTCTACCCTGATATTCAGCTTCGTAAACACAATTACAATTGGCTTCTAATAATTCATTTGAGTATGATTTTAGGTATGATAAGAAATCATCCATATCTTCTTGCTCCACATCCAATTCATCGTAATCATCGATTGGATTGTCTTGTGGTGTATCTCCCATAGCATATGCTTGGTCTATATACTCATCTTCTTTTAAAATATTTGCTAATTTAATCATTTGGCTTTAATTTATATTTTGACATATACCATAAATATCGTAATTTGTCAAAACACTACATTTTTTACAACCATTGTGTTAAGTCTTCAATATCATCTCCAATTTTCATTTTCCAAGGGTTATCATCCATATTATTTCCACCATATACTCCTTCGTATTGTTGATTGGAACTTATACCACCTAAAGTTCTTTTAGTAAGGTCTATTCCTTCCTGTCTTAAACGAAGTGCAGTATCTCTAACCCACAACCCAATACATAATGCCATTGTTAAGTCATCATTATAACTTTTCATAGCTTCAGCTCTACCGTTGATGAATATAAAAGTAAATAACTCATCTATTAAACGGTTAGAACGAATAGTTACCGATTTTTCTCTAAAATATTCATCCAATTTAGAAATAATAAGTGGACGGGTTTTAGAGGTTGTTGAAAATCCCGCTACCATTTGTTTTTCATCTGCTCTATATTTGTTTTTCATCTGATGTTCAACATCTACATATTTTAAATCCTTACTCATATAGAATAAGTTTTTATAATCTCTATCTATACATTGTTGAATACACGCCCAACCAATGTTTGAGTTTTCTACAACAAGTAATGCATCATTATATTCAGTTGAAAGATTAACTAAAAAATTTCCAAAATCTTTTGTATCAACTTTGCCTTTATATTCCGCTACTTGCGTTGCATTAGTTACATCTATTACATGACATGCAGAATAGTCACTACCATCTCCTCTGGCAACGTCTGCCACAACCATATACGAACCATTTGCCGATGGGTATTCCCATCTCCAAAGGTTTCCATCAAACCCAGTTTTTTCAATTGGGTCTTTACAATATGTTTCTTTATAAAACATAAGAAGTTCAGGATCAATAACTGTATCACCCGAAGATACGAAATCACAATCACATTCTTGTGCTGCTTTTTTTACTCCTAATAATTTCTCTTGCTCATCTCTCCATTTTTGGTCTCTTTCAGGATGAACTGTCCAATGTAATTTAATTGTACTAAATGGATTTGTACCATCTTCTGCTCCTATCCAAGTTTTATGAAACCAGTTACCCACACCATTTGGAGTAGATAATGCAACGCACGCACCACCCGTAGATAGAGTTGATTGAGCTGCAACCCAAATCTCATCAATATCATCGATAAAGGCGGCCTCATCAAATATAAGAAGTGATAATGCTTCCGAACGTCCTGCATCGGGAGAACTAGCAATAGCCTTGATTTGAGAACCATTATTTAAACGAAGGGAAAGTTTGTTATCTTCTAAAGAACCACCTTTTAACCAACTAGGTAATAGTTCATGCATTACTCTTACTTTGGTTACTAAGTTCTTTGCTACATCTTGTTTTGTTGCGATAACTAATACGTTAAAATCACTATTAAATAACATTTTCCAAAGTGCAAAACCGGCACAAAGAGTAGAAATACCAGTTTGACGTGATTTTAACACTATATTAAAACGATTACTAGCGAATTCAGTTAGTGTTTTTTCCTGAAATGGGAAAAGTTGAAAAGGTATTTTACCTCTTACCGGATGCTGAATCATACAATACTTTTTCATAAAGTGAATCGGGTCTACCGCGCACTTTTTGTATTCATCGGATATTATTTCCTTTAAAGATTTTTTTTGTGTTATCCCTGTGCTCATATTAATCGTTAAGAGGTCTTACTAAATCGTAATTTTTATCTTTTAATTTTTCATAAGCCTCATTTCTTAATTTAGTAGCTTGTTCAATCTCACCCTCAAACTTAATAATCTCCAAAAGGATTTCTGCTTTAAGTTCTTCCACATCCCTTTCCATACTCCAAGTTTCAATCTTACCATCCTCTTGAACTACTTCGTATGTTTGTTTAGCATCGTTGTATGCTTGCTTAAATTGAGCCACCACATCGTTACCATACGCAATCATATTAGAATATATCTTATAATCCTCATATTCTTTCCACAAACCATCATATTTTATTTGAGCTTCTCTCAATGTAAGACAATGTAAACAATATCCAGTCTTAGAAATTAATTTTTTATCAACTCTACCTATTTTAATTGTTTTACAACTATCGGATTTACAACTATTTAACTTATCTAAATAAGCTCTTGTTTCCGCCATTATATCACCAAGTTCTGAAAATTCTACTCTACCACCTCCAGTTTGTTCCCAAGACCTACCATTTTCATCGGTCCATTTTTCACCAACTTTACGTTTTACAATTTCTTTATCTGCACCAGAAAACGAAATAAATGAATCCTTTTCATATTCAGCACCATGCATTACCATATCAACCAACTTCCTACGAGTTGGATGCATAAATTTTTTATTAAATTCTCTTGCCATATTACTTTTGATATATTTGTATATATAAGTATATCAAATTAAATAAAACGATTATCTTCCGTATTTAAAAATACCTAAAATTTGGTTTAATGGTGCAAATGCTCCAGTTAATTTATAGGTATTACCCCCATAAACAAAAACGATACCTTCGTTTGGAACAATTTTATCAAAACCACCCAATGTATTTAATCTTTGTAATTCAATTTTAAGTTTATCTATTTTTTGTGGGTTTCCAGATGCTTTTATTTGCTTAATAGCATTTCCTAATTCGTTTCTTAATTGTTTTGTTGCATCCGATGGATTTGCTGTTAATACGGATTCCATAAATTCTAATACATCCGCACCAACTCCTAAAAAGATTTCTTCAAATTTCATAATATTATTTTTCATAATCTTTTGTTGGTCTTGCTTATCGGTTTTATCTGCCCAAGCTTTTATTTTATCATCTTGTATTTGATTTATACGCATTGATTTATCACCGAACGCCCATCTTTTAACTAATCCTATTTTTGAACCAATATCTAATTTCTTTGCACCTTTTTCAACAAAATCCGTCCACCAAGCTTGATGATAATCTGCCACCCCATCACTATCCGATAAATTAAATTCTTTTTGAAGCCTGTTAATCATCGATATATATTTTCCTTGTAATTTGGAAAGGTTTTCTGATTTTGGTAATGACTGCATTGGAGGTCCTTGTATTGTATATGTATCTTGTACATGCTTATTAACCTGTTTAATCATTCCGGCTAATATAGATGCAGCAGATTGATTTTCTCCAATAATTTCCCCTTCTTTATTATATTCAAAAGTTCCGTGAAATACCAATAATGGTTGTCCGTATGGAATTACATTTGCATTTTGTGGATATATTACTTCCAAATTCATAAAACACGCACCATCTTTAAATATCTTTTTACGTTGTGGTTCTGATAATCCTGATATAGCTTTAGAAAGGTCATTCATAGCAAATGTGTATGCATCAGTTAATGAACCTCTACCAGCAAATTGTTGTGCAACTTGTCCAACGGTCATTGCACCTTCACCTTTATTTTTTGTATGTGATTTATTTCTTGCAGCAACTAATCTTCCATTCACCCAACTAATTGCCAACGCCTGTCCGTCAGTTTTTTCTCTTGCTAATTCTAAATCACCATTTAAGGCTCTTACTACAATTTGTTTAAGGTCACCAAATGTAAGATTCATTTCAATATCAAATGGATGATTCATGTGACCATACGCCCCACCTTCCAATAATAGTGATTCGTTTATTGATTCTTTCTTTAAACTTCTTTTTTGAAGAACTAATTGGTTTATTTGAGAAAATATATCTGCAATATCTTTATCTAATTTCTTTTCATCAGCACTCATTGGTGATTCGATATCTACATTAGAATAAAGTTTTTTCTTTTTTGCAATTAGTATCTCTGCTTTTTTAAGTAAATCGGATTTTACTTTATCCAAATCTTTTAGAATTTCAGATGAAGTAGCTTCGTTTGTAGATTCAAATGCGGATGGGGTTTTAATTTTTCTCCAACCACCACCCGGTGTTCTAAATATCCTAGCAGGTATTGGTAAAGTAGAACCTATTGGTAATTGTCTTTCATACCCTTTATCAACATGTATAATTTTAGTTATAAATTGATTTGTTTTATTATCAGAACCAACTAATTCAACTTCTACGTTTACAGGCCTTCCACCTACCTTCATTTTACCAGCAAATAATTGTCCTTTAGTAAATGCTTCATTGTATGGTATTTCTATTTTAGAAAGTTTACTATAATAATTTGGGTCTTCGTAAAGATGGTCTAATGCAATTTCTTTTGCTATATTAGTATCAGTTGTATGTTCTCTTTCTACTGCGTATCCCTTTATAAACTCGTTCTTTAAAGTTTGAAGACTTATATTATGGTGTTTAGCTATATCGCTTAATGTCATACCTTTTGCCAAACCACCAGGAATATTATCAATCTCAACTGCTATTTCATCAATCTCCTCATATCCACTCATTCCTTTGTTGTTAAGTTTCTTACTATTCTTCTTAACATCATCACTATCAGGCGCACCATTGATATATCCACCAGGTAAACTTAAACCCACGCCGGCTCCACCACCAAGTCCCATTTCATCCAATAGGTTATCGAAATCTAAAACTATTTCTTTAATATCTTCTTTTGAAATTATTGTATCTTTTTGATTTTCAGGAAGTTCCCAAAATCTTTTAGGTTTTTTTACTACCTTTTTAGGCTTTATTTCTTTCCAATTTTCAACTTTATGTGGGTCATCGGCTGGATTTAACGTACTTTTTTCTACGTTATTTATTTTGTAATATGATTTTCTAAATTGAGTTTCAGTATCTTTTGACTTACCAACTCCTCTCATATTATCCGCTTTAGGCTTATCTAATTGAGTATATCCACCTTGTTTATACCAATTTTCAGGCTTTTCTTTATTTAATATTCGTTTGCTTCTATCTGGTACAAATGATGTATCAGGTTCAGACGTTCCATTAAATCCTGCATTAGATGCAGCTTCTTTTAATTCTTCTTTTTTAGGAATTCTAAATGTTACTGCTTTCTTACCATTAATTGTTGGCATTCCCCACTCATCTTCACCTATTGATTTAACAACTACTTTTTTATTTTTAAATTTACCCATCAACAAAGTATCACCAACTTTTACGTTTAGTTTAATTTCTTCGTTAATGCATTCTTTTAATCCTTTTAATTTAAGAGTAATTAATTTGAATATTTGAGAATCAAACTTTGGGTATGCTTTTGTGAAATTCTTTTTTCGTTCTTCTTCACTACCAGCACTTAACCAATAACGAACATCAGTACCACTAATAGGATTAGGTTGAGCAGGTGAAGCATAAACATATCCTTTATCTAGATATCCTTGCTCTACCTTACCTTTATATGGAGTGAAATAGTTACCACTTAATCGGTTTTGGTCTTTCTCACCAACTACAACAATTAAACCGGTTGTATCTGAATCAAATTTATTAAGTATTTCTTCTGGTCTATATGGATTTTTGACATTAACAATTTTAGATGATGGAATTCCAAACATCTGCATCATTATTGCTTTCTTCTCTTTAAAGTTAAATGGAGATTTTTTTGAATCGGTAACATTAGAAGTTCCGATATATACGCTATCCTTTCCGAATTTGCGTATTAAATTTTCATAAGTTGCATAATGGCCCTTATGAAATGGTTGAAAGCGGCCAGAATAGACAACAACTACTTTGTCCATTTCAGCCGCTTCATCCAATATTGTTTCTACTAAAAATTTTGCTAATCCTTTCATATAGTTTTCTTACTATATAAATATTGGATATTAGTCTTTTACAACTTTCATATCAGAACTAGTAGGTTGTTGTGCCTGTTGTGCCTGTTGTGCCTGTTGTTTTCTAGTAGGTGCACCCGGTTGATATTGAATTGTACCATCCTGTATATTAATTCTACCTTGAGGGTATTTATCATCCAATGCATCTAAAACACTTTTTAATTCTTGATTAGTTAGTTTAAATTTAGCTTCAGATTCCTCTAAAATAGTATCTAATCTTTTTAATTCTTCTTCTATTTCTTTTTTTCTGATGTAAATGTTACCAAAATCAGAAATAATTGTATTTATTTTTTGATTTAGTTCCGTAATAGAAGTTAATACTGATTCTTCCAATTTAACAATTTCAATCTCAACGGATTGTTTTTGTGGAATGTTATCTAATTCTGCCATAGTTTTTGTTTTTATTGTTTATATATATATAAGTATATTACTTTTTAATTTTTAATATAGTGGTTGTACTAAATCCATCTATTTTTTGAAAATATTTAATTTCGTTCGCAAACTCCTTACCAATTATAGTTTTATTGCAATATTCACTACCTATTACAAAATAATTGGGTTTATATTTTTTAATTTCTTCTCTTAATTGTGCATCGGTATCAAATACTACAACATTATCAACTCCCCCAATTTGCATTAGATTGAATATTCTTTGGTCTTGAGTATGAAACGGCCTATCATCCCCCTTTGATTCTTTTACCCTTTTATCAGAATCTATGCCAATAACTAATTGCTCACCAAGTGATTTAGCGTATTCAATTAACTTAAAATGACCATAGTGTAAAATATCAAAACAACCGTTAATCCAAACTTTTTTCATTATAAAAATTTTTTTAACTCGTTTATTACCATTTGAGAGGTAATTGATTTTGTACATTCAAATTGTCTATCAGTTCCTTTATGGTCTGGACACCAATTCCAATCTCCGGCATCCAATTTTAATCTATTGAAACATCCTTTACATTTTCCATCGGCTGCATTAATTCTTACACAATCCTTCATTTCTGCCCAATCATATGAAAATCCACTAATCAATACAGTGGGAACATCTAACGCCCAACTCAACCAACTTAACCCACTACCAATACCAATAAACGCTTTTGATTTTTTCATTTCATCTATTACCAATTCAAGTGGACCGTTGGGGTGTTGAATCACTCCAGTAGGATGTTTATTGCCCATATAATCATCACCTTCTTTTGAAAGTAATTTTACTGTATATCCTCTATCGTTTAACCAATCTACCACATCTTGCCAACCGGTTGGATTATTCCAAAACTTAGATTGGGCCGTACCAAATGTTGCAATGCAAACTTGCTTAAGAGTAGGTTCTATTTTTATATTTCTATTTTTTATTTTTGGTTTTATTTCTTTGTAACTCAATCCTAAAATATCAGAACACATTTTTTGCAGTGTAACCGATTTAGGGTCAGTTGGATTTTTATAAAGATTAACTGTGCTATTTTCGTTGTAAAACAATCCAATTTTATACATTGCGTATAATCCTTCTACATTTGTACCTGGTTCTACGAATGTTATTTCAGGATATTGGTCAATAAACATATGATTCATAAATGTTGAAGTTATTACTTTACATTGATGTTTTTTTCTAAATTCGTCTACATATGCAAACCAAGCCAATGAATCACCCAATGCTTTTGAATCTATTGCTATATATACACGTTTATCTTTCGCATCGTAAAGATATTCATACCATAATTTTCCATTTTCATAAATGCGTATTTTCCATTCTACAAAATATTCTATACTACATTTTGTCCACATATTGTTTTTTATCGTAGTTGAATAATAAATTTTTCCACTTTTATTATCTATAAATTCAACTGTATAATCAGCACTTATGTTTCCCTGAACTTCTACAAACGGGCCCCCAACGAAATAAATTATTACTTTATTTTTTATTTCAACTATATTGTTTTTATTTTGTTTTAAATTATCGTAAATCATTAACTCCAAGTTTTAACTGTTAAATCTAATAAAGAAAATCCCTCCGCTTGTTTACTATATACTTTGTTTGTTGTATATCTTGACCTTGGGTAATTTATAAACACGTGGTTATACCAAAGGTCACCAACATCCCATCCACAATCTTTAAGTCTATCTACCCACCATTGTTTTTCTCTATTAGGAATTAAATAACAATGTGCAAGGTCTTGATTTGCCGCGGTCTTTGAAAATAATTTATCAATTTTTATTTTTTCTCTAGATGGATTATCTGCAAATGATATAAATGGAACATCATCTCTTTCCGAAATAAAGCATGCTCTATGTACTATTTCAACAAATTCTTTCAAACCAGTATAAATAAATGCATCTGCCTCAAATACTAAAGTGTAATCAAAGTTTTCGATATCTATTGTTTCCAATGCCATTCTGTGTGCCAAATAACAACCATAGTGTCTACCTGTCATCCAACCCAAACCAGCTCCAGGGTATAACTCACCTGGCTTATTATCTTTACTTATGTGTTCAGGTCTTCTACAATTTTCAGCAGGTGCCAATCCCTCATATGGTTCATTAACGATTGGATGATATACCATTCCGTATTTTTCCAATTGCTTAATAGATTGAATTGATACCCTTTCTCTCATATCATCCGGTCTAGTCAACATATGCTTAATTTGAATACGTGGTTTTTTACGTTTCCAATTTCGAAATCCAATAGTACATTGATTATAAAAAAACTCATTAACTGCTTTGGTAACGCCAGGAAAAAAACTTCCACCATAATCATCACCACTAATAGTTCCACCCGGTTTTACTTTGTTATACCAATAATGAATATCATCATTTACATCTTCGTAACTATGGCCAGCATCTAACATTAGATAATCAATACTTCCATTTGAAAATTGATTAGCTGCATTTTCAGAAGTATCTTTAATTATTTCAAATTTATTATAATTGTTTGATAGAACTGTGTTATCTATGAATTCATAAAATATATCTCCATTAAATGCTCCTACAATATTTTGGTGTAACTCCTCATCATCAGTTCCTTTAAATGTATCAATTGTTGTAAACTTAATATCTTTTTTAGATTCTTTTATTTTGTTTACTAAATAATTTGTGGATTTTCCAAACCAAGTACCAACTTCCACAAACGTATCTCCATCTTTTGCTTCTTCAACAAATTGATTATACAATTCATCAAATGCGAACCAACCTGGTATTTCATTAAATTCGGGTTGTAACTTTTCTAAAATAATTCTTTTAGTTAATTTTAAATCATCATCAATATAAGTTACTAATGGATTATTATCATATGTATCTAAATAAGTGTGGAGTTTTCTAAATATCGATGGTAGTTTATAACTCAATGCTTCTTTAACCGATAGCGGGTTTAGTTCTATCTTAGATGCAAAATAAAACATATCACATGCTGCGTAAAAATTATCTACATCATTTCGTTCACCCCATATAATACAATTATCCGGTTTTAATTTCATCAATGGAGCCCAATAGTGTTCAAAATTACCAGCTTGGTTACCCACAAAGTGAAACTTAATTTTATATTTTTCTAATTGCCTTGCTATTGCAAATATTTCACCCTGATTTTTACCAGGTGCAAATAATCCAACATTTAGAACATGTTTCCAAGTTGGGTCTAATCCTAATAGTTTTTGTGCAGCCGGTTTATCAAATGCATATTCTTCGATAGGATACTCCCATACATCAGTTTCTACTCCAGTATCAATAAATTTCTGTCTACTCCATTCCGATACTAAAACATATCTATCAGGATGATAAGATATTTCAGATGGATTTGTCAATGAACCATGCGTTGATGCTACTATAAAATACTTTCTTTTATCTGAAAATATCCTATCTAGTATATTTGTTGCTAAATCGAATTGTGGAATCTCTTGAAAATGTATAATATCGGGTTGGAATACATTTATAATATCAACTATTTGTGATTTGTTATCGCCAAGTGTGTGTACCGGTACTAAAGATTTGATTCTATTTTTTTGAACCACAAAAGCATCACCACCACTATTGTTTATTTCAACAATTTCAATTTCAAACTCATTGATAAAATGCTTTACCTGTTTGTATGTGTATTGAGGTTGTCCTCCGGTAGAAAGATGTGGACAGACATAAAGTAACTTTTTCTTTGCCATATTGTAACAAATATACGAATTTTTTTTAAAATAACCAAATTTATTTTAGAAAGTTACATTACCTTCTACTAAATTAATTTCTCCGTTTGGATATTTTTGATTTAAATCGGCTAAGATTATATTTAATTCTTTATTTGTTTGAACATACTCATCTTCTATAACTAATATGATTTTATTCAATTCGGCTACATCCAAGTGTAATTGTCCTGCATTTGCAATTAGTTCGTTTTTGCGGTTATTAAGTTCTTTTATCTTTGATAAAATACTTTCTTCTAATTTTTCAGTTGTCATAATTTTATTTTAATTTTGTGTGTTAAAGAAGAATACTTGAAAAAGCCTACCATCATGTAACCCCTTTCCAAAGTAATCTAGTGATTTGTGAAATAAACTTGCTCTATATAAAACTAATCTATTGTATTTGTTTGAAACATAATCTGTAATTTCCCATTTTGTAATATCTTTATAATCTCTAAGATATGGATGTTTTAAATCTTCTTCAGTTGGGGTTTCGGTTTTATGAATATACCTATCTTCTTTTGTTTCTTTATGTCTATAAAATGCAGTTCCTGCTGAAAGTGGTGCGTTTGGTGTTAGGTATAATACAGCAGCCCAATCATTACCCCCATCCGAATGTATCCAAGAATGATGTTCCTCTGTTGTGTATTGAAATGCGCCAGTGTATTTATCATCAAACCAATTAGTAACTTTACCACCCCAAGGATATACTACATATTCTATCGCTTCTTTTATAATATCATTTATCATTGATTTTGTTCTATAACCAGGAAAGTTGCCCGTTACATCAAATTTTTGTTGTAACGCAAATTCCCTAACATCATCTACATTATGATAAAAATCATCTATTACAATAATATCTAATTTTTGAGACATAGGATTTATTTATATATATAAATATATGATTTTTTTATTTTGAAGCACTAACATATGCCTCTAACGCTTCAACTTTATTCATTAATATCTGAACTGCTTTAGTTAATGGGACTACCAATTTATCATACGTTAAGGATTCGGTTGTTATAGCACTTCCACTAACGCCATAACAAACATATCTTCTCATTTCAGGGTCCTCATCCAACCATTCTGCTATAAATCCACCATGTTTACCAATATATTCTTTTGGATTTGGCATTGGATATGATGAATAATCACTTTCTTCGCCTGTTTCATATGTACTCGAATCAATAATATTTAATGGTGTATATAATACAGGTCTTATTTTTTTAATACTTTCATATGCACTATCAGGATAATCTTCAATATTATTCTTAACTCTAATAGTAGATGAATCAAATATTAACTCTCTACCATTAATGCCCAATACAGTTGCGCCTGGTCTTAAACGAGCGGTTGCAACGTTATCGTTTTGAGATGGCCAATCTTGTCCACTTAATCTTGATTTACCACCCTCAATTCCCATTCTAACACCATCTGTTGTTCCTTCAGTTCCAATATACCCACCATTTACAATAACATTATTACCCGCACCACTTAATGAAACATCACCAGCCAACACTTCAATTGCCTTTGCGGTTGCCGAAATATTGGCATTTGTAATTCTCAAACCAGGCGTTGACCCATTTGTTTTAATATCAACAATAGGATTACTAGTTGTTCTTTGTATCTTAGTATAGTTGTTACTATCCGCAACAACTAAAAGTCCATCACCACCAATTTCAGTTTGGTTAAGTTGTACACTAAATGTTTGTGATTGTGGATTTATATTACCAGTAACCGTAACTTTACCTGAATTAGAATATCCATATACAGATGTAGTGGTATGTACATAATATGTGGCAGCTGTTGGGAATGTTATTGATTTTGGATAACCATCGCTAAATATAACCCCTAGTTCATCACCTGGCCCATTAATTATAGCATTTGAAACTCCCAATGTAAATGAATCTATTATATTTCCGCTAAAATCATCCGTATCCCATATTTGTGCATTTATATAAATTTCAAAGTATCCATCAAAATCAAAACTTGCTAACGCATATATGTATTCAGCACTTCCCCAATCCAATGTTGCAATATTGTATGTTCCTGAAGTAGTTACTGAAAATCCCGATAAATCATATACAACTTCATTACTATAAAAACTACCAGGTCCTATATATTCTGTATTATATGATGGGGGTTGTGAAAAATCATAAGTAGCAGGTATATCGATACTTACATTACTGAATGAACCACCTGGATCTGATACATTTGCCTGTCTTATTTCTACTTTTTTTACTCCGCCCGAATCAAAAATTTGAAGTGCTTTTTGAGATGCATTAAGAACAATTCCATCCGTACTATCTTGGAAATTACCATCTATAACTTTCCAGTTTCCAATTTCCGAAGTAGATGCTGCATCAGTTAATAATTTTCCTCTAATTTCCAATGTAGTATTATCCCAATTTATATAGGAATTACCAGCTACTACATTTTGCCCAAATCTAAATTTTCCATCTTGCTGTAAATAAAAACCGGGTGCAGTTCCTCCTGTTAATGAGGTTGCTCCAGTACTTCTAATAAAACCGGTAGTTAATCCATCCGTACCAATAACTAAACCTCTAGTAATAGTTGCATCTTGCGCTAATAAAATATCAGTTGCAACAGAACTAAATGTTGCCCCAAATGATTCCCAATATGTTGTATAATTCGCGCCAGTAATTGGTCTTGTAGTTGTATCCGATGGTGTGTGTGTTTCTTTACAAAGATAATATTGCCCATTACTTCCTTTTACAACATCACGTCTTGTAGCCAATGCCGGAGCTGCTGGGTCTCTAAAATATTGTACACCCTGAGTCCACGGTCCTCTATAAACTACTCCAGGACCAGGCCCCCCTGCAGTTCCTGCAGTTCCACCACTACCACTAGTTCCACCACTACCACTACTTCCACCACTACCCGCAGTTCCAGATGTGCCGGCCGCTGCAGCAATTGCCCAAGGACCAGCTCCAGGATATCCTGTTAGTGCATTTGTATTGTTTGTTGCAATATGTTGATAATTCTGTGCCTGCGCCGATGTACATCTCCAACTCTGTCCTGCGTATGAAACTACATCATTTGTGAAATATGTATCACCCGCTGTCCAAGCTCCCCTCAATGAACCTTCACTAACTCCTGGTTCAATCTGTCTAATCGCCCCCACGATTGTTAAAGTATCTCCATCCCAAAACATTCCCTTTCCAGAAGTAGATGTGGTTTTGATTGAGAATCTACCAGTTGTACCAGCAGCACCATTTTCATATATTCCTAAAAATACACCAGGCCTATCATATCCTATAACTCCGGTAGGTGCTGCAGATGAACCCGCAGTTCCCGCAGTTCCTACGGTACCAGTTTGTCCAATTGCAATATACGGGTCAGTTCTTCCACCTGCTAATACAATATTTGCAAATGGAGTGTTTATATCTTTAACACCTACGTTAATTGTGTTTTT